CTACAGTTACCCGTAGTGACAGACATCAACTTCCAAGGTTTACCTCTAGCACGCTCAGTGTTGTTACCTCCACTGGTCATACGGTTTCTCTGTTTACCACTAGATATTTGATATATAAGCGACGATAACTCTTTACCTTCAAGTTCAGTAAGCTCGTCAATGTATAGGGGTAAGTTTTGGTATACTTCACTACGGTTCATCCTAGAGTGCTGAGTATCATCTTCTCCTAGTACTAGGGCTTTGGGGCTACCCCATACAGACGCGCCTACATACATGGCAGTAGTCTTACCTATACCACTCTCCTTACTATGTACGTGAAACCCTGCACAAGAAACGGGTGACAACGCCATAAGAGGTGATCCAAACCCTGTGCCTACTATGTACTGGTGTAGTTCAAACCCGTCCCTGTCATAGAAGTTAGCCATATCTATCCACTCTTGTAGGCTACCTCTAGGTTCAAATGCATGGAACAGCCCTGCCGTAGGAGTAGAGGGTGGATTATCGCCAACTATGTTCCCAAATATTTCCTTGTCCCCTAGCACAAAGGACTTGAAGTCCTCCCCCGTCCACCCAAACTGCCTTCTAGCTTCGGTTGCTACACCCTTAGCCTGTAACTCGTTTACCCATGTTGTCATATAAGCCATTAGATCATCCATTCGTGAGACAGCCACGCCATGCATGGACATCTGTTTCCGTAGTTCTTCCTTAGAAGTAACCGCTGTAAGTGGGATTGTAAACTCTCTAACCCCGTCTTTAGGTAGGTGAAGTCTAATTACTACTGCCTCCCCCATCTCTACATCTGATATACGTTTAACAATATATAAGTCATTGTGATACACAACCTTCTCATCAGGATCACCCTCTGCATTAACTGTACGCATGTAAACTCCCCCGTTGGTGCCTCTAAAGAATGGCCTTGGGTATGTCGGAATCACATAGGTAGTAGTAGGTGAGTCAGGTAAGTCCATCTCAGGAACTTCTACTATATTATCTTCTTCGGTTGCCTCTACCACACTACTGCCTAGCACTATAGGAGACTTTACCTTGCCCCAGTTAGGACACTTGGGACACACATCAGGGTTAAACTCATCAAAAGAAGTACACAGGTATGGGCCTTTTATTAGTTCCATCTTATCCCGCGTATCTTCTGGAGAATAACCTGCATGGTTCTTAGATATGTTCTTTGCCGCAGAATCCGCATCGACGCAGAACTTAGCGATAGACAGCCCTGCTCTCCACATAGGCTCACTGCAATTCTCTTGGTCTTTCCATATAGTCTTCAACTGTTCACAGCCAGTGCCGTTCATTGTCTTAACTATGATATCTTTGAACTTGTTTTGCTTGTTTCCCATAAGGACGTTCATAACTGAACTAGCGCCAGAGGGTAACATTCTCTTGGGAACTGGTATCATCCCACCCCCAAGCAACGCGGAGAACTTGTCAAAGTCTAGTGCTTCGGGTATGTCTGACGCGAGAAACTCTACCCTAGATGGGGGAGTAGTCTTATAGTTGTGAGTAGTAGGTACACGCAGTACCCTAGCGGCATCGGCAGTGACTGCGGGATCAGCTAATAGTTTGTGTTCACCGCATAACTTCTTTAGGCGCTCTGCTACAGGAAGCCAATCATCTATACCTATAGCCTCAGATAAAAACCAGTAAGCATGTATGCCTCTACCAGAGTTAACTAGCTTAGGCTTAGGTAGTGATAGCGTCTTACAGAAACCCTGTAATGCTTTGAGGGCTTCATCTTGGTTTGGGTAGTCTTTAGTTTCTCCGCAATCTAAATCTAGGAAGAAAGACTTTAGTTGTTTTACGTTACTAACTTTACGTGAATTTGATTCATTAAATGTACTAAGTGCAAAATAAGCATCATATCCTTTACTATCTAGGTCACGAGCCGCATCAGCCATATCTCCTATCGAGGTGTAGAACTTCTGTATACGCTTATCGTCTTTCGTACGAAATGAAAATAAGCAGTAGTGTCCTTCATCCCCTAATGTTTTCCTTAAAAAGTTTTCTGTATTCATAAATTGTACCTAATTCCGAGAGGTACCATAGCAGGGGCGCTTTCACGCCCTTTTCGGTAGTCATCCTAGCTATGGGTATGATGTTACAACGGGAGACTACTAGTCGTCCCAATCAGCTACTATAGACGCTAACGCATCGTCAGACGCTTTAGGTGCAGGTGCTGTCTTCTTAACTACTTTCTTTGGTTCTTTTACTTTAGTAGGTTCGTCGTCCCCAAACAACTCATCACTAACTACGGGTGTTTCCACTGGAGCGGTAGCTACCACTTCAAAAGGATTCTCCTCTGCGGAGAACTGAAACCCACCTTCTACAGCGGCAAACGGAGATGTGGCTTCCATAGGTACGTACTTAATTACCTGTACTGCACGTAGTCTAAGGGACACCCCTGCCTCACGCATGTTGTATGGAGTAAATGTAACTGCAACATTAACAGTGCTACCCGTTGTAAGCATAAAGTCGTCTGGTAGTTTAACGCTTTTTGCATCGTACTGTACAGGCTTAAGAGTAGCATCTTTACCGTAGGCTCCCTTGAGAGACGCTTTATGTGAGTAAGAGCCGTCTTCTTCTTTCTTGAAAGGCATGTCAAACTTGTCAGGCCACCCTTTTTCTTTCTTAGCTTCATACGCTTCTACCATAGCCACGAACAAAGCCTTAGCTTGATCCTTGGTCATACGGAAACGAGTTTCATACTTAGCGCCTTCATCAAATGCGTCACATGGTACTGTGCGATTTTCCGCATTGTCGAACTTGTAAGTCTTATTGATACGAGGCCATAGGGCTTCGACGTTTGATAGTACATACTGATTATTTGAAACAGCCATAATATTTTCCTAATTAATTAATTTGCATTTAACTCAAACCCTTCGACTATTGAGAACGGTGATACAGGTTGACTTGTTACTGGGACAGTTAGTGTGATCGCTTGTAATGTATCTTCATGGTCGATCATTTCGCATACTGCCTCGTAGGTGTCTGCATCTAGTCTGTCTACGGGTTTAAAATAAAGTTTTGGTACAACACTATCCTTATCAAAATATATCTTGGTAGTGATAGCAACTATTGGGGTATCGTGTTTAGATAATAGTCGCGCATAGTTCTGCATACCCATAGCGCCACCTCTATCATTCCCGAATATTGATGCGGCAGGTATCTGTAACTGATACACCTCATCGGGCTTATCCCCAAATACAACTGCTAGTCGTTGTGCAAACCGACAAGCCCTACCCCCATACTGACCTGAACCTCTAATGTTTTGAGGACAGTCCATACAACGCATAGCTTGCCGCTGATCTTGGGGTACTTCTCTTGATGGTAACTGTGTATCGGAAGACCAACACGTAGGTACCGCAACCCTGTTAGGGTCATATGCATCGCCATAAAAAGAGCGAGATACTGGAGCGGCATTAACTACTACCACTTCTATAGAACCTGAATCGTCGGTACTAACTTCTGTACCATCAACTACTAGGGTAAACTTGCCACCCCGTATGCTAATTCGACGTAGATTAATATCACTCATTACGCGTCATCATCCAAGTCTAGGTCTAGCTGTTCAAACTCTTCGTCAATCGGGTCGGATTTCTTTGGTGCCCCAACTAACGCACTCTCAACGTCCGCTAGACTAAAACGGTAAGTAGTGCCTACTTTTACATAGGTATTGGATGGAATCTTATCTTGTCTCACCCACGCACGAATGGTGGATAGGGAAACAGAAAAGTGATTAGCCACCTTTTCTATAGGTACAAATGCTTCTGCCATTACTTTCTCCTTACTGATACTACATACTCTGAATCTACATTAAGCCCTTTAGGTACTAGGGCAGGATTTTCTTCTAGAAACTGCTTCATGTTTGTCTGGTTGAGTCGTTTATCAAGTAACTCAGGTGCCCCATGCTCTAACACAAACTCATGCATGTTGCTCCAATCGCTAGTCCAATACCTAGTCTTAGCAGACCTGTAAAACAATCCTTCTGAAGTCTTTACACTATCAACGCCCTGTTCCTTACAGTAGTCAAGTAATGCTCTCTTAACCTTATCTATCTGCTCAGACAGTTTGCTGTCTTCTTCTTTAAATGCCGCTGAAAGTTCTGAACGCCTATCCTTAATCTTCAAGTAGATTTTAGTTAACTGTTCAGCAGTGGACTTAACTTCCTCACTCATCGCACGCTCCTTTTGTAACGGGAGTTTAACTTTAGTTACTTATTGTACCCTAGTCAAGTATTTCTTTATAAAGATCAATCATTTTTGTGTGTACGTCGATTCTGTTATCTAACAATGAGTAAACACGTTTCTCTGCGTGGGAACCTTGGAGCTGGACGACGGTACATTTATGATCTTGTCCTGACCTGTGTACACGAGCGTTAGCTTGCGCGTATGTTTCCAAAGAACTAGTAGGTGCCCACCACACTACTGTGTTAGCCGCAGTCAATGTAACTCCATGTG